TTCGAGGACATCGAGTACGACTTCCCAAGCATCGAGGACATGGCCAAGACAAGCGGCGACAGCCTCACGAAAAAGCTCGCAAAGAAGGACGCCAATCTGCACGCCATAGCCGACACTCCAGAGTGGACCGGCTGGGGGCAATCCCGCCTCCCGCCACGCTAAGGAGCACCCACCATGGCTGACGTCATCAACTTTCCCAGCATCCCCAACCTGAACGCTGAGACCGAGGCCCAAATATTCGCCGACCTGATAAGCGGGCGCACACCCAAGATCGGCGAGGAGTGCAGCTTCACTCTCCCTGATGGCCCCGTGCAGGGCACCCTCACCGCCCTGATCGCCCAAGACGGCGTGCCCACCGAAGAGTTCGACGACGCCCAACTGATGATCGTCGCCTTCCCCGACGACGAGGGTTTCACCGTCATCCCCCTTGGCCCGCGCGCGCACGTCTTCGCCATCAGCATGTCCGCCTAACAAGCGGGACGACAGCTTTGGCCTAAAAAAAGATAACCACCTCTATGGTAGTAGCTCTCCCCAATTATCGCAGCTCCGCTGGCGAACAACTCACGCAGAACCGCCTCATCGCGGATCTGAGCGAGCACGCCGATGCCTTGCTCAACCAGCAAGACATCAGCGACCTCCTGTCCGACGAGCAAGAGCGCAAGATCGCTGAGTACGTCAAAGCCTGCGCCGAGATGTCGTATCATCAGGTCAGCAAGCGTTACGGCAACTGGCTCGAAGCCGACCGTGCCCACGACGTGTACGTGCCGCCAGACACCACGGAGTTCCGCGAGAAGGCCGTCATCCCTGACACCCGCGCCATCGCTGACACCGTTCTCACCTACATGATGGCCGCCACGACGGGCCGGAACCCGATGTTCCAGCTCGAAGGCCTCAACCGCAAGAGCCGCAACGCCGCCCTCATCCTCGAGCGCGTCATCCACCAGCAGATGCGCAGAGGCGCTGGCGAAGCCAACGTGGCCCAGATCTTCCTCGACGGCATCCGTTACGGCTTCGCGCCCACGAAGGTCGTCTTCGACCCGCAGACGAACACCAACAAGATCGTCAACTTCGACCCGCGCCGCGTGTTCCCAGACCCCCGCGTCAACTGGGGCGACTGGGACAACATGCAGTTCATCGTGGCCACCGACTACGTCAGCACCAACGCGCTGATGGCCACTGGCCTCTACCCCAAGCTCAACAAGTACCCCGCGCTCCAAGTCCGAGACAGCGTGCCCCGTCAGGGCAACCTGCACCACCACAGCCAGAAGGACTTTACGCAGGGCCTGTCCGTAAACCCCAACACCCAAACCAACCACGGCGGCCACACCAACGACTTCCTGCTCGGCCCTGCCCGCGTCGTCGACGAGTGTTGGATGCGCCTACAGGGCTGGGAGATTGGCATCCCCCGTCTTGGCCAAGTTTACCTCGTTGCCACGATCCTCGACGAAGGCGTCGTCATCCGCTTCCAGCTCAACCCCTACGGCCAACAGTACCCGTGGGTGATCGGTGGCCTCTACCACGACGTCCACAAGCACTACGGCCAGAGCCTGTACGACCTTCTGATGCCGATGCACGACATCAGCACTTACCTGCTTCGCAGCCGGATCGACAACATCTCCGCCGCGCTCAACAACCTGATCTTCGCCGACCCGACCAAGGTGATGATCCCCGACCTGATTGACCGCAACCCGTGGGGGATCGTGCGCACGCTCCCCGGCAACAACCCCGGAGATGGCATATTTATCGCGCAGGTTCCCGACGTCACAAGAAGCCACTTAGGCGACATCAGCAACCTCAACGAACTGAAGCAGCGCGTAAGCGCCGCTTCCGATGCGCAGCAAGGCGTACCCACACCAGACGTCCGTACCGCGACCGAAATCCAGAGGCTCACCCAGCTTGGGAGCCAAAGGCTCGGCGTCCTAGCGCGTCTCGCCAGTGCCACGACCTTGCGCCCGATGGTCCGCATGATGGTGGCCAACATTCAGGACAGCCTTGAAGCCAAGGGCAGCATCCGCATGGACCCCACCTCCATGCCACAGCAGCTCGCGAGCCTGACCCAAGACGGCTACCTCGACTTCGACAGTCAGATGGTCACGGGCGACATCGACTATTTGGTCATCGACGGCACCCTCCCTCTGGAACCCACCCGCAACGCCGAGACGTGGATGTCGATGATCCAAGTGATGAACCAGACTGGCCTCCAGATGGAGTACGACGTTGGCCAGATCGCCGAAGAGGCCATCCGCTCGATGGGCATCAGCGACCTCGACCGTTTCCGCATCAGCGAGGAAGCCCGCCAACAAGGCATGTCCCCGAGCCAGCAGATGGCCATGGCCCAAGCTGACCGCGGCGCGACCGGCAAGACGATGCCCAACGAAGACGTCCAGCGCCAAGTCGAGCGCGGCAACCTGATCCCCATGAGTGAGGCACGTCGATGAACTACCTAGACCCCGCCCAGAACAAGAAGCTCGCCGCTTACCTCGCGAAAGCCGACGTCCACACCGGCGCGGCGATCAAGGAAGCACTGAAGCTCGTCAGCCGCGAGATCGAAGCCAGCAAGGCCAACATCGAGGCGCACTACAAGCGCACCGAAGACGCCCTCTACAAGCTCGACCGTCGCATGGCCGAGCATGAAGCCGCCGTCCAGAAGATGATGGACGTGGACCCCACCACCCTCAGTCGTGCGCAGCTCACCCGGCTCGCACGCAAGCTCAGCCTGTAAGGAGCAGTCCTATGCCCATGGTCAATGGAAAGAAGTACGCCTACACCGCCGCCGGAATGAAGAAGGCGAAAGCCGCCGCTAAGAAGTCCGGCAAGAAGGTCAGCTACGGCAAAAAGAAGAAGTAGTCATGGCCAGCAAACCAGTCCCCACCAGCCCCGCCAAGTGGGCCAAAGCGCAGGCCGAGGCAAAGCGTAAGTACAAGGTTCATCCCTCCGCTTACAGCAACTCCTACGCAGCCAAGCGCTACAAGGCGATGGGCGGCGGCTGGAAGTCAAAACCGAAGAGCAAGAAGTAATGGCTTACAGCGGAGGCCTCCGAAAATGGCACCGAGAGAAGTGGGTCGATGTCAAAACCGGAAAGCCCTGCGGGCGACAGAAGGGCGAGAAGCGAAAAAGCTACCCTGCATGTCGCCCCAAGGCTGTCGCTGCAAAGATGTCGGCCAGCGAAAAGAGAAGCAACGCCGCCAAGAAGACCTCCAGCAAGCGCATTAGCTGGTCCACCACGCCTTCGGGCAAGAAGAAGACAAGGAAGAAGTAGATGCACAAAAAAGGAAAGAAGGCTTCCGGCAACGAGAAGTTCAAGCCGTTCATGGGTAAGTCCCCTGCCAAGCAGGTCAAGCCCAAGGCCAGCAAGCCGAGCCGGAAGAAGTAGCATGCCCAGCCGCAAGCCAGCCAAGGGTAAGCGCTTCGTAAAGATCACCGCCAGCGGCAAGAAGGTCTCCTACGGGCAGGCCGGAAAAGCCAAAGGCGGCGGCGACCGCATTCGTCCTTCCACGAAGAAAGGCGACAGTTACTGCGCAAGGTCAGCAGGCCAGATGAAGAAGCACCCCAAAGCCGCAAAAGACCCCAACTCCCCGCTCCGCCTGTCCCGCAAGAAGTGGAAATGCAGCGGAACTAAGTCCCGCAGGAAGTAGAAGATGCCAGCCACGCCGACCCGTCCTCGTCTTGAGCAGATACGCTTTACCAGCTCGAAAACCGGGACACACAATATCGACACCTACTTGGAAAGCGCAGAGATCGGCGACCGAACTCTGGCCTCCCTTTTGGCTGACCTGTTCGATGAAAACAGCAACGGCGACTTCCGCTCTGACATCTTCGACTTCCGCAGCAACGACGGCCAGCTCCAGTTTCGCGTCGGCACCTACACTGACCCCGAAGCAGGCTGGCAAGACGTCGACTTCCGCACTATCACGGGCAAGCCCGCCGTCACCTTCCCGATGGCCACCGAGTATCCGAGCCAGTCGATGTTCCTGCTTGGCTCCAAGCTCTTCATCTCGAACACGGCGATCCAGTACAGCACGCAAGCCGCCTTTGACGCTGGCGTCACGGCAGGCGACGTGATCGAAGTCTTCGACGCGAACAACCTCTCCACCGCAGCACTCGACCAAGCCGTCCTCGATGCACAGACTGCGCAGGCAGCAGCAGAGAACGCCACCACCAACAACCAAGACTTCATCGACCTCGTCGCTCGTCTGACTGACATCCAGAACCTCGCCAACCCAGCGGCCAACCGCACAGCCCTCGAAGCCCTCGGCGACAGCTACACTGCCAACAACACCAGCAACGCCATCACTGGCCTCAACAACATCGGCAACACGGCCACCGCAGTCACGGGCTTGACCAATCTCAAGGACAGCGCCACTGCACTCGCCAACTTGGCGAACAGTGCAGCCGCCATCGACCTGTTAGGCGATACGCAAAACATCGTCGATGCCATCGAACTTCTTGGCGACAACCAAGCCCGCGTCGACGCAATCGACGCCCTCGGCGACACGACCACTGCCGCCGCCATCGACCGTCTCAACCAGACCGACAGCAGCAGCACCAACAACCCGCAAGACACGACCGCCGACTACATCGACGCCCTTGGCACCAGCGCCATGGTGGCCAAGCTCGTTGCCCTGCACGCGATCATCACCCAGATCAACGCGCTGGCATCTCGCACTACGGCCATTGACGACCTTGGGGACCGCGCGACCAAGATCGACGACCTGCACGCCATCCGGGCGGACATTGACGCCATCGGCGGCGCCACCGAGCTGAACAACATCAGCACGGTCGCCGGTCTCAGCTCCACCGACCTTGCCACCGTTGCAAGCGCCATTAGCCCGGACAACGACATCCAGACCGTGGCCGACAACATTGGCGACGTGAACACGGTCGCGAACGCCATCGACACCAACTCTGTCTCGCTGGCCACCGGCGGCAGCTACGACAGCAACACCGGCATCGCCTCGTTCACCTTCACCGACACGGCCAACAACTTCAGCACCCTCGACCTGCGCGGTGCAGATGGTACGGATGGCACAAATGGGGCGGACGGAAACGGCTTTACAGGTGGCAGCTACAACACCAGTACGGGCGTTGTCACCTTCACCAGCAACGATGGGCTGGGCTTCAGCACGTCCGACATCCGTGGCGCGACTGGTGCTGCTGGCGCAGACGGCGACGGATTTACAGGTGGCAGTTACAACAGTTCAAATGGCATTGTTACCTTCACCAGTGACGATGGCCTCGGCTTTAGCACGGGCGATCTTCGCGGTGCGGATGGTGCAAACGGCACTGGCTTCACAGGCGGCAGCTACAACAGTACAACGGGCATCGTCACTTTCACCTCCAGTGACGGCTTAGGCTTTAGCACCACAGATTTACGGGGTGCTGATGGAACCGACGGCACGAACGGGACTAACGGCGCTGACGGTGACGGGTTCACCGGTGGCAGTTACAACAGCACGACCGGCGTTGTCACTTTCACCTCGGACGATGGTTTGGGGTTTAGCACCACCGACCTGCGTGGTGCTGACGGTACAGACGGAACTAACGGCACTAACGGTACAGATGGCGACGGCTTCACTGGTGGTAGCTATAACGCCTCGAACGGCATTGTTACCTTCACGTCAAATGATGGCCTTGGCTTTTCGACCGGAGACCTCCGTGGCGCCACTGGTTCAACCGGCGCTCCCGGTACGAACGGCACTGACGGAACCGGTTTTACTGGAGGTAGCTACAACTCAAGTACCGGCGTCGTTACGTTCACATCTGATGACGGTCTTGGTTTCTCGACTACCGACCTCCGGGGTGCAGACGGCAGCGACGCCACCGTTACCGGCGGCACGGGCGTCACGGTCAGCAGCGGCGTGGTCTCCATTGGGCAGGCCGTTGGCACGACCGACAGCGTGGAGTTTGGCGGCCTGACCGTGGACGGTAGCGGTGGAGGCAACCGATCAATTGAATTGGGCGCTGGTCGAACCGCAGATGGCAACACCCTGCTCGATTTTGTGACCGACACTACTTACACCGACTATGGCATGCGGTTGGTCCGTTTTGGCGGAGCGAACTCAGCCTCGCAGCTGATCCACCGTGGCAATGGCGTGTTTACGTTCCGGGCGGTTGACGGCGGCGGCATCCAGTTCAAGACCGGCTCTGCTGGTCCGGGCGGCGCAGACACGCTGAACATGTTTGTTACAGCCAGCGGCGACATCCGGTT